GCGATAAGGATCGATAGCGGCATACACTTCGGCTGTGCGAGCAGCCATGTGCAGGGTGTGCGCATTGACGATTAACTCGGCTCCAATCTCGGTGATCACCCCGTCCTCAAGAACATATACAAAATTCCGGCTTAAAGTGACCTGCTTTGCCGAACTCTGCATAGCCCGTGAATACATCTCTACGTTGTCCAGGCTGTCCGGGTGGATCACCGGCACAAACATGCCGCCGTACATCGCGGCGACGTAGTTGGCCAAGTGCTGTGTGCCGGTCACTTGTTCCAGCTGGAAGATCTGCACATCCGTCAGCGGACGGCAGTTGTTGTTCTCGTAGGCGTGGTTGTCGAACTTCTTTAGCTGCAGGCCGATACGAGCGGCGGCGCATTCGCGACCCCCTTCGTAGGCGCAAATAATTGCACTTACGACTTCGCGGCGTGTTTTTAGAACCTGATTTTTCATCTTCTGCTGTTCCCTCAGAGGCCTGGCCATTACTGTGCAGTCACGCCGTCTTTGATACCGAGTAACACGGCGGCACGATGTGCCTCCCCACGGCGACACTGGCTTTGGCCACTCAGAACCGCATACACGGTGCTTGGATTCAGTTCATGTTGAACGGCAAAGTCTTTCGCTGACTGGCCCCGTTTTTCTAATGCGTCCCGCGCTTGCTTGCGGGCTTGCTCGGTGATGCTTGAGTTCGGCATAGTGCAGATCCGTGCAGTTTCATGTGGTGTGAGATGCACAATGATGCACTTAGGTGCACTTGTAAATAGTAGGGATGAAAAAAAGTGCATCTTTCTGAAGAGATCGGTTCTCGGCTGCAAGAAGAACGGAAGCGGTGCGGCATGACACAGAACCAGCTCGCGGATGCGTTGGGCATAGCAAAACGAACACAGGCGAACTATGAGGCGGGATCCAGCGATGCTACGGCTTCCTACCTGAGCAAAGTCGCCACGCAGTTTGAGTTTGATGTGCCCTTCATCCTCACTGGGCGGCGTACAACGTTGGCGCTTGATTCGCTGGATGAACTGGAGGACGGCATTATTCAGCAGTACCGCAGCATCCCGGCAGACGATCAAAGGGCCATTCGGCGCTTTGTGAAGGCCATGGCGGATGACGCTGCTAAAGGAGCGAATTAAACAAAGCGTCCGGGTAAGTATTCTTACTTGCCCCCATAACGGTGCCTTAGGAATGCACTTTATGGAGTAGTAAACATGTTGGATCGCAAAAACGCTGGTGTTGGGTATGTTGAGATGGCCGCACCAGCGCGGTATGAGCTTTCGCATATCGAGCGCCGCTTGATTGGGTTCTATCGCCAGTTGAGCCATCGTGACCAGGAGCAATTGCGCCGGCTGACCGAAGCGCTGATAAGCAACCCGGAACAGTCCGACGACGATTGATTCCTGAACCGCCGGCATTTGAACGTCGGCGGTTTTCATCACGCGACAGCCTGCGATCCAAGCTTTTCAAACAGCTCGCGCTGTTGGGCTCTGGGCATGTCTCTTAGGCGATCGATCAGCATCCTGTCGAACGTTTGCGCGGAGGGGCTGAGCGTGTGAGAGAACGTGAGATTGGCAACCCAACTGTGCCCGCACTTCGCATCGAGGCACTGGCAATAGAGTTTTGCAAAGTCGGCAGATAGCACCTCTCGCGACGCGATCCGACCTTTGTGCCCGCACTTACAAGTTACTCGCATAATCCCTCCCCAGGGTGCAGCAGATTGCCACTATGTTCTCATTAGATGAATATAATTTCATCTTCCGAGTGCTTTACCCAGTGACTTCCACTGGTGTAGGTGGCTTTCTCCAGGTAATGCGCCTGTCTTGTCGTAGTGTCTCGTTCAACTGGTCGAACAGCTGACAGATAGGCCTGATCTCGTTGCTGGTGTACACGCGGTCAATCTTTTCAATATCGCCAAAGCCCCCGCTGTTTTCCGGGATGATGCCCGCCAGCGCTGGGTTCATACGCCAGGCGGCAATCACGTCATTGCGGGTGATGTTCTTCACCTTCTCCAGTTCGTCCTTCGCCTGAAAGTCCCCCACGGGGATGATCTGGATTGCGTTTTCCTTGCCGTTGGGGATGTTGACGAACATCGAGCGGAAGTTACCCACGCCCTTGCTGGCGCTGATCTGGGCGCGCAGGTTCTCTTCGTCTTCCTCGGTCAGGTCCGGGTCGTTGGTGTAGAAGATGTAACCCGCGTGCGCACCGTTGCTGTAATAGCGCCGGCGGAACAGGGTCGCGGCTTCGTTGAGCAACAGCGCCTGCAGGCCGCCGAGGTAGTCGGGCACGCCGTAGATGTTCTGTTCCACGTCGTAGTCCAGGACGTGTTCAATTTCGTCCTGGTCGAAGTCCATGAACTTGCTGTCCGGAAGCAGCATCCTGAAACCGCCGTCGACCTTCACGCGCATGTTGATCGCCGGCAGGTGCTGCATCTCCAGCACCTCGCCGAACGCATTGGTATCGCGATAGAAATACGCCTCGCCGAACACCATGTAATCCAGGCTCGCCCGTCCCATGGTCTGCGTGCTGCAGCCCTCGGAAGGAATGAATTCACGCAACAGCAGGTTGCGTTTGAACTTGGGAATGGCACCGTGGTGCGCGTTGGCGCGCAGCAACTTGGCCAGGCCCGCCCGCGATACCGGCGGTTTGTAGATTTCGCCGTCGTCGCTGAGAAACACCCCCAGATACTCGCCGATGTTGCCGGACAGCACCTGTTCGGGTTCCCCGAACGTGAACGCCCGCATGGGCTGCTGCTGTCGTACCTGCTGACTGGCTTGGGGCTTTCTGCGTTGTGGTTTGGGCATTGTTTCCGCTCGTGACGTAGCGGCTACGGCGCCGCTTGTTGGTATTCAGGGGTTCGTTGGCCAGGGCGTGCATGACCGCCCAGGCGATATCGGCGTGACCGGTGGCGTCTGTACGCGAAGCGCTGTAGGTGACCTGGCCGCTGTTGGTGGTGCCACGCTTGATGGTCAGGAACGCCTGGGCGATGTCCGTCCAGCCGGCGTCCCACTCAATGCGGCTTCCCTGGATCGTGTCCTGGGCCTTGAGTACCAGGGTGTTTTTGGTCTCAAGGCTGTAGTGAATCGGCGTTGCCTTCGCGTAGAAGTCGCGCACCAGGTCGAACACGCCATAGCCCACGCCGGTGATATCGATCCCGATGTGTTGGACGTTGAAACGCTCGGTAAGCTTTTTGACCTGGGCGGCTTGGTAGGTGAACGAATGCCCCCGCCAACTGTGCTTCTCCAGGATTCGAAACTTCGCCCCGGGCTCCAGCGGCGGGGCGACTACCACGCACGTGGCGTCGTCGCGGGTCCGGCTGGGATCGTATCCAAGCCACACCGGGCTGTTGCCGAAAGGGCGATCCAGATCGGGGTTGTAGTCCTCCCACAACGACAGGTCGGAATAGCACCGCTCCAGATCCTTGAGGCCGAAGGCGCTCTGGCTGCTGTCGATAAACTTGCAGTAGAACAGCTGCTGGAATTTGTCTTCGTCGTACTCCAGCTGGAGTTGCTCCAGGTCGAACAAATCGCAGCCGCCGGCGATGGCATCGTCAATGGTAATGGTCTTGCGCCATTGGCCATCAGGGCACAGCGCGCCCTGGGTGTAGGACGCCTCGGTGGGCCAGGTGCCGCCGGCCTTCTTGCCGCGTTTGCTGTTGCGGAATTCCTCGCCGGACCAGAATGGGTATGCCTGGTGCGACACGGCGCTGGGCGTCGAGAAGTAGGTTTTGCGCCACTTCTTGTGGGTGCCCATGGCGCTGGCCACGGTGCTGAGTTTTTCGAAGTCGCGGATCCAGAAATATTCGTCCACGTACACGTGGCCGTGGTAGCCCTGTGCGGTGCTGCTGTTGGTGCTGAGAAACCGCAGCTCGGCGCCGTTGCTGAGCGTGATCGGGTTGCCGGTCAGCTCGATGCCGAACCACTCCTGGGCAAAGCCGATGATGTAGCTGCGGAAGATCTCGGACTGGGCGCGGCTGGCAGACAGAAAGACCTGGTTGTCACCTGTAAGCACCGCGTCCATGAACGCTTCGCCGGCAAAGTAGTAGGTCAGGCCGACCTGGCGGCTTTTGAGAATGTTACGGATCCGGCACGTCAGCGGGTTTTGCTTGGCAGCGAACAGTTCCTGCTGATAGCGGTACATCTTGCTGATGAACTTATCCAGGAAGTCGACTTCGGTCAGTTCGCTGACGTCGTTCTTCACTTTCTTTTCGCGCTTCTTTCCGCCGCCATCGCCACGGCTGGAGCGCTCACTGCGTCGACCTGGGCGACGTTCCTGGGGCTCGCTGACAGATTCCCCGCTCGTTACCGGTGCCGGTTTGGCGGCCTGCTTTAACAGGCGCTCGCGAACGGTGGTCAGCCGGTCCAGCTCGTTCAATTCGTCCTTAGTCAGGCTGCTGGTTTTGTCCAGGAGCAGGGTGATTCGCCGTCCAACGGCGGTCAGCGGCTCTTCGTCCGACAGCATGTCTTCCCACCCGCCCTGGCGGATCCAGTAATAGACGATGCGGATGTTGGGCAGGTTGAGCTGCGCCTGAATTTCCTTGGCCTTACAGCGGCGCAGAAACAGGCGTTTGGCGGCTTCTTTAACTTCGGTCGAGTAGTACATGGACCGCAGTCTATGCGGCGAAAACGCTGGAAACGCGGGGTTAAATTCCGCGTTTCTCCTATATCTCGAATATAGGAGAAACGCGCATTTGAACCGTTTGTTTAGGGCTTGGCGGCTCCCTATCTTGGCGGCTCATTCAACCGATTGAGCGCAGTTAAACCCATGCCCCGTTCCCTTGTTTCGTTCTGGAAACGTGTCGCCACCAGCGGCGCCACCGTTGATGGGCGCGTGATCCTTCCCCAGGAACTGCGCGACATCGCTGAAACTTACAAGCCGTCTTTCTACACCGCCGTGATCTGGTGCGATCACGAGCGCTGGCCCGGCTCCCACGGCACGGTATACGCCGTGCGCCTGGTGGAAGAAGCCGAAGATCTGGAGCCGGGCGAAGTGGCGCTGGAAGCGCAATTGAAGCCGAACGACCGCCTGCTGTACCTCAATGATCAGGGGCAGAAGCTGTTCACCAGCATTGAGATCACCCCGGACTTCCGTGGCAAGGGCAAAGCCTACCTGACGGGTATGGGAGTTACCGACCAACCCGCCAGCGTTGGCACCCAGGAACTCTACTTCTCGCACAAGAACAACCGCGCCTCCTATTACGCCGCTTCGGTCGAGCTGGGCCGCCTGCAGGACGACAGCCCGAACACCGCTGAAACCGGGCTGATCAACGCCCTGACCAGCTTTTTCAAACGCTTCGCCACTGAAGCCTTGCCGCCCGAAATCACCCAACCCCAAACAGAGAGCAAACCCCCAATGGATGAAGCTACAGCAACGGCTTTGACAGCCCTGGTGGCGCAGCTGCTGGTTGTCGCTGCCGGCCTTCAGGCCGTCATTGAGCCAGCCGCCGAAGATGCACCAGCCCCTGACCAGGACCTGATCGACGACGTGGGCGCAGCAGTGGACGAGATCGTCACCACCGCCGAGGAGGAGCGCGAATTCCGCCGTAAAGGCGGCGCGACGAACAGGGCTGTTCTGGCGAGTCTGGCGAAGCTGCAACAGCAGTTTGCCACCCTGCAAAACACCGCGACCGGTCGCCAACTGCCGCGCAATGCCGGCCCGGTAACCCCAGCCAAGAAGCGGGTGCTCTGACATGGCTCATTCCCTGAGCGCCTTCGGCGCCAAGATGTACGCGGAACTGCAGCTGGCCATCGCTGAAAGCTACGGTGTCGAGCTGTCGAGCAACCACTTCAGCGTGGACCCTACGATCGCGCAGGAGCTGAACGACGCGATCACCGCCAAAGCTGACTTCCTGGAACGGATCAACGTCATTCCGGTGACTGAGATCAAGGGCCAGAAAGTGTTCATTGGCGTTTCCGGTCCAGTCACTGGCCGCACCAACACCAAGACCACCGACCGCGAAGCCAAGGACGCTTCATCGCTCGACCAGACGACTTACGAGCTGTCGTCGACCGAATCCGACGTAGGCATGCCATACGCCAAGATTGACGCCTGGGCCAAGTTCCCGGACTTCCATCAGCGCTATTCGGCTGCAGTGCAGAAGCAGATTGCACTGGACCGCATCATGGTTGGCTTCCACGGCACCCATGCGGCGCAGCAGACCGATATCACCAAATACCCAATGCTGCAGGACGTGAACAAGGGCTGGCTACAACAGGCTCGCGAGCAGATTCCGCACCAGGTACTGAGTGAAGGCAAAGCCGCCGGCAAGATTACCCTCGGCGCGGGTGGCGACTACGCCAACCTTGATGCCCTGGTACACGACACCAAGCAGTTGGTGGACGAGCGCCTGCGTGATGGCGGCGACCT